CTTTTACATCACCACGATTGATAAGGGCAAGCAAATCATTGAACTCTGGGATTATCAGGAAGATATCATCAACCTGATACATCAGAATCGCAAAACAATTGTTCTGTCAGCCCGTCAGATTTCAAAAACAACAACAGTTTGTGGCTACATTCTTCATTACATTTTGTTCAACAGTTCCAAGAACGTTGCGATTCTTGCCAATCAAAAGAAGATTGCGGTCAAGAGCCTTCGATTAATAAAACAAGCGTATGAGCAAATACCCCTGTGGATGCAACAGGGTGTGATGGCATGGAATGTCAACTCAATTGAACTTGAAAACGGATGTGTTGTGATGACATCAGCTTCGACAGGAGACAGTATTCGTGGTGAAACAATCAACTTTCTGTATGTGGATGAGTGCGCTTTCGTGGATAACTTTGACACTTTCTGGTCAGCAAACTATCCTACCATCTCATCTGGAACCACATCGAAAGTTGTGATGACATCCACACCGAAAGGATTGAATCACTTTTACAAATTCTGGACAGAAGCGGAAGCAGGTGTCAATGACTTTGTTCCCTACAAGGTGATGTGGGATCAACGACCGGGGCGAGATGAAGAATGGAAGAAAAAAACAATTCAAGAGTTTGGTGAAGAACAGTTTCTTGTGGAGCATTGCTGCCAGTTTTTAGGAAGTACAGACACACTGATTGATTCATCGAAGCTGAAAGAGATGGCAATCGGCAAGCCCGTCAAAGTAGTCGACAACATTAAGATCTATCATGACGTCGAAGACGGTCATGATTACACTTTAGTCGCAGATGTCTCAAAAGGGCGTGGTCAAGATTATTCCGTCTTCTCAGTCATCGATGTCTCAATGAAACCTTTTCGTGTGGTAGCAGTTTACAGAGACAATAAAGTTCAGCCAATCATCTATGCGAGAATCATTCACAATGCGGCTTTATATTACAACAAGGCACAGGTCCTTGTGGAAGAGAACAATATCGGTTCTCAAGTCACAGATGTTCTCTATCAAGACCTAGAGTATGAGAACATCTTCACCACGGTCAAGAAAGACCAGAAAACAATCCTCTCAAGTGGGTTTCACCGCACTGCAAAAATGGGCATCACCACAACGCCCAGAGTCAAAAGAATCGGTTGCTCCAATCTTAAGATGCTCGTTGAAAAAGATCAACTGCTGGTGACAGATTCCGAAACAATCAGTGAGTTTTTGACCTTCTCCGTTGACGGAAGAGGCTCATATAGTGCTGAAAATGGTAAGCATGACGATTGTATTATGACTTTAGTTTTGTTTGCCTGGATGGTAGACGAAATGTATTTCAAAGAATTATATGAAAATAATATTCGGGAAAATCTGATGAAATATATGGAAGAAAAAGAAAGTGAAGAAAATTATTTACCTTTTGGCTTCCTCAGTAACGGTGTTGATGAATATGATTTTTCATTAGGAAATGACCAAGAAGATCCTCAGGAACATCTTGAAATGCTTAGAAAAAATATGTGGCTGTTAGGACTTGAAGAAAAAAGTGAAATTTGATAAATATTTGAAATACGAATAATAATAAAGAAAATGATTCAATATAATTTATTTTTTGATGTGGAATTTAACCCTGAATACGAAGCATCAATAAAAAGGATACAATATGTCAAGCGTAAATGTAGATTTTCCACTTTCCCCGGGTGTAGTAACTTCAGAGATTGACAATTCAATTCGTCAAACTGCAGTTCCTCTAGGAAGTGTGGGTTCCTTAATTGGCAAGTTTTCTTGGGGTCCTGCTTTGGTACCAACAATGGTGGCAGATCATCAAGAATTCGAGACCTTATTTGGAGGACCAACAAATAATAATTTTATTGAATGGTTTAATGGATATAACTTTTTAGAGTATGGTGAAAATTTAAATGTAGTGCGATTGGTTGACAGTGATAATTCAAGAAATGCTTGTTTTTCGGGCATCGATACAGTTTTAGTCACAAACGATGAAGATTATACAAACAATTTGATCATTGAAGAAGGTGGAATCAGTGATGGAACAGCCGCTCCTGGTAAAATTGTAATTGGTGTCAATTCAGCACCAGGACCTTGGATTGCTCGTTATCCAGGCGTCAAAGGTAATTCATTACGAGTAGATACTTGTTTTGCTACTGATTATGGACGACAGATTGGACGATATGACGAAGAAGGTATGGTTCTGGGAAGTATCGCTAATTCAAATCCAACTTGGGTAATTAATCAAATTACATTTGACCTTATTGCTGGTACTGCAAATGAGTACGAATGTCAACTTACTTATCGAGAACTTGCATCAAATAATCATATTGATATTTGGGGAGGAGTGCGAGGTTGGTTTGAAGATTCAACAGATGTATTAGCAGATGGTGGTCTTCTAAATCAAGAAAAGGTTGTAACATTCTTTGATGGAACAGATTCATATAATATGCTGATTACAGGACTCAACTCAGCAACAAAAACATTCCGAGCTTATGTGAATCGAAATGATGTAGGTGCGCCTCCAAGTGTTTTAGACTTGAGCGCAAATCCTTTACAATCATTACATGTAAGAACTCGTTCAAAGTATCGTGAATATTCTTACGGTGCTACACGAAATTCACCAAACAATCTATTAGGTAAAGTTTATTTCTCAAACAATACCTATAAGATTCATGGTGTAAAGACCGCATTTACAAAGCAAATTTCAAAAGGTGATACAATTAGTGTTGCTGGACAAGCAGTAAATGTTTTGAGTGTGGATAATGATAGAGAACTCACAGTCGGACGTGTTTTGATTGGTGAGTATTCAGCAAACACCGCAACCGGCTGGTCAAGAGAATGGCAATATTCTCAGTTCTTTGCCAGTGAACCAGCAACATCAAACTACAATCGTGGTGTAAATGGTGATTATACAGCACATTTCAATGACCAAATGCATATTGTAGTGCTTGATGAGCTTGGTGATATTACAGGAAATAAAGGTGAAATTCTTGAGACTTATTCACACCTTTCACTTGCTCGAGATGGTAAAGATGACTACGGTGTTCCAACTTATTATGTTGGACGAGTCAATACAAATTCAGATTGGATTCGTTGGTCAAATCATGCTCTTGCCTCACAACCTCATAATTGGGGAGCAAACGCTTTAGATACGACATTTGTGACATATAATAAAGTTCTAAATGCTCTTGGTAACAATCTAAGTGCTGCTACCTTTGCTGGTGGTTCAAATGGAACTCAAGTCGATAATGCTGACATCATTGAAGCAATTGATTTGTTCCGAGCAAAAGAAACTCATGAAACAGATTTTATGATGACTGGTTGGACTTATGATGTTATGAATCCTTTAAATTATCATTTGCTCATTTCAAAAATGATTCAAGTAGCTGAAGAAAGAAAGGATTGTGTAGTATGTGTCTCTGGTGAATATGGAGCAATTTGCCGAGGTAAATCAAATGCTGATGACATCACTGATAACTATATACAATGGAGGTCTGCAATTGTACCTAGTTCATATGCTATTATGGATGGAAACTTTAAGTATCAATATGATCCGTATAATGATACTTATCGTTGGTTGCCTCTATCTGGAGATATTGCTGGTTTGATGGCGAGAGTTGATATTGAACAGGCACCTTGGTATTCTCCTGCTGGAATGAAAAGAGGTCAAATTAAGAATGTAGTTAAACTTTCTTATAGTCCTTCTCGAGAAAATCGAGATAATTTATATCTCAATCAAATTAATCCAGTAGTAACATTCAAAGGTGAAGGAACTATCCTATACGGAGATAAAACACTTCAGGTAATTCCAAGTGCTTTTGACCGAATCAATGTTCGACGTCTTTTCATTCGCTTGAAAGATTATATTGTTGTTGAAGCAAGAAAGAAATTGTTTGAATTTAACACTCCTTACACAAGGGCTGACTTTAGAAAATTGACCGAACGCTATCTCGATCAAGTTCGTGTTGACCAAGGTCTTTCTGAGTATCGTGTGGTTTGTGATGAAACAAATAACACTAATAAACTTATTGAAGAAAATAAATTTGTGGCTGATATCTATATCAAGCCAACATATGTAATTAACTTCATTAAATTAAACTTCACCGCAGTTGGTCAAACTGTAGAGTTTGATGACCTTGGTGTATAAAAGGAGATAAAATGGCAATTAGTATTTCAACACTTAGAAATAAGATGACTGGTGGTGGAGCACGTCCTTCACTCTTTTTTGCTAATATTACATTTTCAGAAGCTTTGAAGACTGCGCTTGGTAGTTCTATAACGGAAGTTATTGACGCAGGTAGTGGTTCGGATGTTTCATTTTTTATGAAAGGTTCTCAAATACCTGAGAGTACATTAAATGCTGTTCCAATCAATTTTCTTGGTCGTGAATTTAAAGTTCCTTCTACAGACCGTGTATTTCAAGACTGGACTGTTCAAGTAATTAATGATGAAGATTATCGTATTCGTCACATCTTTGAAGCATGGATTGAGCATGTCACGCCAGGAGGAGCTATCTTTGCATCTCAAGCAGCATTTGGTAATGATGAAAGCCAAAGTGTGTTCTGTGAAATGGAAGTTCATCAATTGACAAAATCCGGAGAAATTTCATCATATGGTGGTGGAACTGGAAACGCTTCGAATGCGAAATATTACGGATCTTATTATTTTGTTGATGCTTTTCCAACCAGCGTTTCTCAAATGGATTTAAGCTGGGATACAAAGGATACAATTGAAGAATTCACTGTGACCTTTGCTTATCAATATTGGAAAAAGACTCCAGATGAAGTACCAGGTACGCCGAGTCCATTTGTTGATACGAATACTAATAGTTGGGTAGCGGCAGCGAAATAAGATTATTATTTTATATGAATATTCAACCCACACCTCTCATGGTGTGGGTTTTTTTAGGTCAAAAATTGCGAATGATAAATATTATTATCAATATTTCTAATTTATTCAGGAGTTTATATTCATGGCTACATTATTTGGATGGAAGTTTGAAGAACAGCAAAACCGTGAAGACCCGAATCTTCAGGCGTTTAGTCCGCCTGACTTTGATGACGGCTCCGCCATTGTCGGCGCAGCCGGTGTATATGGTACTTATCTAAATTTAGACAATACCTTTACAAACGAATTTGACCTGATGGCTCGCTATCGTGCGATGTCAATGCAACCTGAATGCGAGTTAGCAATTGATGAGATTGTTAACGAATCAATTACATCTGGAAGAAAATCATATCCCGTATCCATTGAACTTGACTATCTTGAAGACTATTCGGAGATGCTCAAGGAAAAGATTGGTGATGCTTTCTATGAGCTAATGGATAAACTGAATTTCAAATACATGGGTTATGAAATCTTTCGTAAGTGGTTTATTGATGGACGATTATTCTATCAAACACTGATTGATGTCAAGAATCCTCAAAAGGGTATCCTTGAATTGCGACCGATTGACCCATTCAAAATCAAGAAAATTCGAGAGAGAAAGAAGACAGAGGAAGAGACCACACGCATTGGAATGGATGAAATCAAAATCAATCAGCAATATAATGAATACTATCTATATTCTGAAACTGGTGTTTTTAATCTTGAAACAGAAGGGGATCGAAAGAATGTTCTGAAGATTTCACCTGATTCAATTGTCTATGTGAACAGCGGTCTATTAGATGAAAGACGCAAGAATGTAGTTTCATATCTACACAAAGCGTTTCGTCCAATGAACCAAATTCGTATGCTTGAAGATGCCGCAATCATTTACCGTCTGAGCCGTGCGCCATCAAGAAGAGTGTTCTATGTCGATGTCGGTAACTTGCCAAAAGCAAAAGCCGAACAATACATGCACTCACTGATGAGTCAGTATCGTAACAAGATGGTCTATGATAGCAAAACAGGTCAGTTGAGAGATGACCGCAAGTTTCAAGCAATGCTCGAAGACTATTGGATGCCTCGGAGAAATGGCTCGGCAACCACAGAGATTGACACAATTCAAGGAAGTGAAGCAAACTTCACTCAGCTGGATGAACTTGAATTCTTTCAGCGACAACTATTCCGTTCACTGAATGTGCCCATCTCAAGAATGCAGCCTGAAGCTGGTTTCTCATTAGGACGAGCAAGTGAAATCTCAAGAGAAGAATATAAGTTCATGAGATTCATTGAAAGATTAAGAACACGATTTTCAAATTTCTTTTTAGAGATTTTAAAACGACAGCTAATTTTGAAGAACATTGTTTCAATGAAGCAATGGGAAGAAATGGCTGATTCAATTCATTTCACATTTGACCAAGACAGTAACTTCAATGCTCTCAAAGACCTTGAACTTCTGACTGAAAAGATGAATGTGTTGCGAGATGCGGAAGAGTATCGTGGAAGATACTTCTCTGCTAACTATATTCGTAAAAACATTCTATCTCTCAGTGATGAAGATATCGAACGAATTGATGAAGAGATTGAAGAAGAAAAATATGATCCACGATTCGCACCTCAAGAAGGTGAAGCTGGCTTCGGCATGGGCGGAGGTCTAGGAGGTGGCATGGGCGGAGGTTTAGGAGGCGGCCTCGGTAGTGACCTCGGTGGTGGATTACCCACAAGTTTTGATGATGGCATCGGAGGAGAACCAAATGAACCAAGTGGTTCAGGTATGGTAAATGACCTCGGTGGTGGAAGTGGTGGAGGTCTTGGCGGAACAACAACACCTGGTACAGGAGAATTATAATGGACGCAGAAGAATTAACTAAAAATTTGATCAAGAATATTAACGATGAAGATTTAGCAAGTGCTAAAACAAACTTTGAAAAACTCATAGCAAATAAATTATATGACCGCTTAGAAGATCGAAAAGAAGATCTAGGTAAAAAGATTTATTCAAAGGATTCAAATTCAAATCCAGAATCAGCTTCAGATTCAGAACATGAAACTCAAACAACACAAGAGCCATCAGGACATGAGCAAGAAACTACAAGTACCGAATACGCAACTGCGGAGCAGTGAAATTGAACTAATCCTTGAACGTTCTTTTATTGATGATTGGATTGAAGGATCAAAAAAATATGTTGCTGGTAAAAGAGATAAACTTCTCAAGAAAGCCTGGGACGGAAGTCGCAAGGCTGCCGTCAACACGGGAGGAAAACTTTTTCTTCGTTCTCTTGAAAAATTAGGTGTAAAGGCCGCTGGTGAAAAAGCCGATTTGCTCGATCAGGCAAAAGAATTAACTCAGATATATCGAGATAATCGACATAATGCCAATCAAACTAATATTCAGTTGATAAAATCGATGAATAAACTTAGTATATTAGGTGATTATCTTTCAGAAATTACGACAAACAAAAATTTCTTAGAACGAATTGACAATTTACTTCAAAGTCAATTTGATCCAGAAAGTCAAGTTTTACTCAAGGATATAAAAAAATCATTTAAGGAACGACATGGGTATATTGCGACCGCTAATAATGCACGTGAAAAATTAAGGACTCCTTTATTCAAGCCACTTTTTGATGTAGATTTTTTGAGGAATGATTTTCAACGAGACATTCTACCGTTAAAATCCGCAGGTCTTATTCTTGTTGATACACCTGAAGAAGAAGCAAAAGCTAAAGATGAAATTCAGAAAAAGAGAAGACCAACTCAACTAAAACCAGAACTTGATTGGAAAAAAGATCCAACATCAAATCATTTTCGAAGCATCACAGACCTCACTGTAATGAAAAATTGGCTTGAGCAGGATATCAATCAGAAAGACCCTCAAAAAGTTCAAAAGGCAAAAGAATTTACAACTGAGATTAACGCAAGAACTTCTGGTGCGACAAGAGGAAATCAGCAAGATACAAATGAATCTTATCAACCAGAATTGTTTGAAGAATTGTTTGATCATTATGTAGCTAAAAAAAAAATTAAAATTTTAGAGGCAGAAGATCGATCTGAATATGAAGAAGATGAAGATGGAAACGTAAGCTCAGACGAAGAAGTAGATTCAAATATTGCTTCTGAACTCAAACAAGAGTATCAAGAATTTTCAAAAAATATATCAGAAGTTCAAGAAGGATTTGAAAATTTCTTAACAAAAGATTTTCCACAACATGTAGAGAATGCTGTTAAAAATTGGCGAAAACAAATTTCTGATAACTCAAAAGATAAAGAACAAGATAGTTTACTAACAGTAGCTGTTGGGAATTCAAAACGTGTTGTAAAATTAGCAGATGAAATAGCAAATGAATATCGTATTATCCACGGAAACTTAACTACAAAAAGTTCTGTTCAAAAACTACTTCCAGGAATTTCCTCACTTCTTTCCAAAGTAACTGCTCAAGTCAAAAATTTAAAATCAGGCAACAATCTGAATAACAGAATAAATGCGAACAGTGTTAGGCCTGATGATAAAAATCTCTCTCCCTATGTTCAGTCAATACTTCATGAAATTTTTATAATGCATGGAGTAAGCTTGCTTTTATTTGATTCATATGTTCGTGATTCTCTGAGTGACCTTGATGATTTTTTTACTACAAACAATACTCCTCTTTTGAAGAAAAGTATTAAAGCAGAAAGAACACCCTTTCGTAAATTATTATCCGTTTTAGAAAAATATAATAAGTTTGTTTCGGAATTTTCTCAGCATACGCAAAATCTTGGCAGTAATAAAGAAGTTCATAAATTGTATAACTTTTTGTATGACCATTTGTATTTGGTAAAAGCGGGAGAAAATCCAGAAGATAAAGATGAAGGATTATTTCATGCTGCTGTTTCTCATGCGGCAGATAAAAATAAAAAAGAATCTTATGAGCATATAAAAGGATTTGCTGATTATCTTGGAAATTTGCTTAAAAGAAATTACCAAGAATTTGATGATTTGTCAAAACAAAAATTAGATAGTCTTGAAGGTAGAACAACCTTTGATATAAGAAAGATTGACCGTGATCGAAAAGCGGCAATGTTCTCTTGGGGACCTCATCCTGAATTACAGGATAAAAAAGATTCTGACTTGAATCGCTATAAAGATAATCCAAACTTTTCTTGGCAAAAATTTATTGAAGATAAACATCTATATTTCAAAAATCCTGAATTATATGGTAAGCAAACACCAGACCATGTGATTCGATATATTCAAAGTCTATCTTTAGAGCAAAAGCAAAATAAGTGGGAACAATATCTTGCATCAAAAAATAAGGTAAGTACAGAAGAAGGTGAAAAATCAGTTCCAGTGATTGACCACTTAAAAAATGATAAAATAATTGAATATATTAATGAAAATAAAGTAGTTTTCTATACAACTCGAACAACTTGGGCCAAATTAAGAAATAAGTGGAAAGAAAAACGAAAACAAGTTTATAATCATATTGAACGAACAAGATATTATAAATTTGAGGATCTCTTAGGAAAAATCAATAAAAACATTGCTCCTGTTTCAATAAATCGAAACATCGTTGCTTTTGAACTACCTCCTATAAACATATATCATATTGCAAAATTATTAAAATCTGAAGAATCTTCAGAAGAGGATATCAATTTGACAATTGATTTAGATATACTTGCCTTTGTTGCCGATAATTATAATTTATTCGAAAAAATAGTTAAAGGGAATAAAAGAAGTTTGTTTATCTATGAACAAAATGAAGATTTTCAAAATAAAAATTTACTAAAAGCTTTGACAAATATTGCGACTATACTTGACACTCTTCAACGAAGTTATGAACTCGCAAAAAAAATAAGTAAATTTGAATTGATGCGAGACTTAACCAATCGTGAGTCAGAGTTTTTTAAAAAATTAGAATCAGATATAAATGAAAATAAAGTTAAAGAAGAGGTTAGAACCCTTATAGCGGATTTTAATAAAATAATAAAGGGCCTTGAAAAACAACAAACATCATCAATGATTAAGCTTAATATTTTAGCCACTCTTTTCTATAATCAAGATAACAAAGGAAACACTTTAGTTCAAAATTATGCTAAGGATATTGTATCAGAATCTAGTATTGAATCTTCCGATTCTCAAATACGAATGCTAAAAAGTTCTTCACGGTCAATGAAGAGTAAAGTTGAAGGACGAGATCGGTTCTTAAGTGCTGAACAAAAATGGAGACATCGTAAAGAAACAATCGAAAAAATTTTGGATGATACAGATCAAATTAAGGCGATGGCTAAAGAAAGAGAAGAGAGGAATAAAAATAATGCGTTTTCTTATGAGGCACCGAGTTTGAATGAATATAAGTATAAACCTTTGGTTGATTTACTCAAAGATTTCTATACTCATCTTGGTAGAACAACAGCAAGAGGTATCAAAAGCTTAAGTTCTTATAATAAAACCTTGTCACGATTTAAAAGATTTCATGATATTCCACAAACCTTCAGTCTTACAAGTTTTCAAAAGGTTATTACTGATGGTGAATACCCAGACAAACCTAATGATATTCAAGATTACGCTCCAAGAAAAGAATACGATCAAAAACAAAAAGAACTTATTCATAAAAAAGAAGATTTAGAAAAAATAACCAATTCAGAAACAAATCTCTTGCATAGTTGGGAAGACCTTGATGGTGAATTTAAATCTTTGTATGACCTTGATAAAGGAGAGAAGGAAGCGAATCAAAGAATTTGGGATACTATTCTAAAACTTCAAAGACAGAATGAGAATTTTAAACGATTGAATCCAATCAATCGTAAATCTTTTATTTCAATTTTGATTCCTTTATTGAAAGCCTTGTTAGAATATTCAAGGCAATCAGCTACTTTATTATCTTTTGCTGACCAATTTATGACTCTTCATTCAAAAGATATAATGCCTTTGCTAAGATATCGACAAAGTGATCCGAATCATGGGCAAAGTCCATTGAAAAGTAGGTCAGCGATTTCAACTGAAAAATGGAAAAATTATAATAATATAATGAAAACATTGACGGGTGGAATTGATTCGGATGGAACCGAGAGTAAGAATAGTATAGTCGAAAAATTAGGAAAAGAACCAAACGATAATACAGGTTCTTTACATTCAGATGAATACCTAGATTACTTAAACTCGGATGAAGTTAATTTAGGGTTCTTTAATGGTATTGACGTTAATAAACTTGACTTAGAAAAACTGAACAAAAACATTGACGACATTGAATTTTTCTTTCATAAAATGAATCCAGACCTTAATATGTTATATCTTGATATGTCTCAAAAGAAAAATGAAAGCGATGAAGAATTTGAGGAAAGAAAAGAAAAGATCACAAAGTTGATCGAAACTTATCAAAAAAAATATGAAGATGAAATTCTTCTCATAAAGAATTTTATTTCAAAAATAAAAGATAAAGATATTGAAATGCCTTTAGAAAAATTTTATCAAAGTGATCCATATTATAAAAAAATAGGAACTTATATAAAAGATGAAATAAAAGGACTGAGTAATCATCAAAAAGATTCTTTAATTATTATTTGCTGTTCAGTTGCGGAAATATTATCAATAAAAAATCATGACCAAAGAGATGATAAACAAAAAACTGTAAAATTGGATGAAGAAAAAATAAGAAGAATTCTTATAGATTTTGTTCATCGGCTAGTGGGCAAAGATAAAGGAGATAATGTAAATGATGCGAAACATATTCTCAAAGAATATTTTCGAAAATACAAAGCTCAAGTTTCTGTCAATGAATCATTTGCTTCAATTCGTTGGCGTAAGAATCCAAGGACGCATTTGAACAAAGTTACAATGGTTTGTAAAAATAATGAATACAAAAAAAGTCTAAATAGAGAAATAAACATAGCCGGACAAAAGGTCAAAGAAACCATGTGTTTACCAAAAAGCGCAAAGCCTGCGGTTGAGAAAGCAAAAGATAGAAAGTCTTCTCTTAAAAGATGGAAGACAGTTCGTTCGAATCCAGGCAAAATGAAAATTGCTAAAATGAAAAGAAATTTGACACGCAAATATTCAAAAACTTTAAGGTAGAGGAAAAATGAAATTACTTGTTGAAAGCTCGGAAGATATCAAGAGTGTGATTGAAGAGAATGCGGATGGAGAAAAATCACATTTCCTTTCCGGTATCTTCATGCAAGCAGAACAAACCAACAAGAATGGTAGAATCTATACTCTGCCGATTCTTGAAAAAGAAACAAATCGTTACATTGACGAAAAAGTCAAAACGCAACGAGCATTGGGTGAGTTGAATCACCCCGCAGATCCTACTGTAAATCTTGAGCGAGTTTCGCACATGGTGACGGAACTTGCAGTGGATGGAAACAATATTATGGGAAAAGCAAAAGTGCTTAACACTCCATGTGGAAATATAGTCCGTGGTCTTGTAGACGGTGGCGTTAAGCTTGGAGTATCTTCAAGAGGTGTTGGTTCTCTCCATCAAAGGGATGGTGTTTCAATGGTCGGGGAAGACTTTCAATTGTCCGCAATTGATGTTGTCTATGACCCTTCAGCACCAAAAGCTTTTGTTGAAATGGTAATGGAATCTGTTGATTGGTTATGGAATGATGAAACAAAATCTTATGTAAAGCAGCAAGCTGCAATTCAAGAAGAAAAGTCCTTCACAAACAATCCAATGCCTTTTCTCGATACCTTAGTTGAACTGAAAAGTGAAATCAAAGGTATGCAAGATAAGGTAATGATGGTGATGAACGAGAATCGAGAGATTCGCAAACTTGTTGATAATCAAGCTTCTGTGCGTGTGAAAAAGAAAGAACAAGAACTAGACCGTTTGATTGAAGATACAAAAGACGCTATCGAATTGAGTGTCAAGGAAAAGTTACGAGAGAAGCGTGAAGCAGAAACTCTTAAAATCTTTGACCATTTTTTGAAAGAAGTTTCAAAAAAGTAAATTTTTATAAATAATCTATAAACGGACTTTAACTGTTAACTATTAAGCAAAGGAATTCTTATGGCCTCTAACACAGAACTTAAGAGTCAGATTTCCGATTTCATGAAAGATAAATTCGGTGATGAAATCAAAGACTCAACTGACTTAAGTACTGTTGTTGATGAAGATAAAGTCGATTCAACAGTCAGTGCTTTGATGAAAAAATTGAAGATTACTCCTTCTGCGACCGAAGTTACAATCAAAAAAGGAACCACAATCAGCACTCTTGCTACTCAACTTGCAGATGAGCAAGACAAGGATGATGATAGTGATGAGGACACTGTAACTGAAGCACGTCGACGAAGAATGAAAAAGAAAGAAGAAGAACTTGAAGAAGCTCGTCGAAAGAAGAAGAAAGAAGAAGACGAGGATCTGAAAAAGAAACTTGATGAAGCTTCAAAGAAAGATGATGATGACGATGATGAAGAAAAAGAAATGGACTTTGAAGACATTGAAGACAAAGATAAGGATGATGAAGATGAAGACAAAGACGAAGATGATGATGACAAGAAAGAAGCCAAGAAGAAAGCTGATAAAAAGAAGGGCGTTAAGGAACAGATTGAATCTCTGTTCGCACAAGACGAAACTCTTACAGAGGCTTTCAAAGAAAAGGCAGCAATTCTATTCGAAACTGTTTTGAATAAAAGAATTGACGAAGAAGTGGACGAGATTCGAGAATCCCTCGAAGAACAATACAATGAAAATCTCAAGGAAGCGGTAGAGGCTCATGCTGAACAACTCCATGAAGAATTGGATAACTTGACCACTAAGATTGATGAATACTTGACCTATGTAGCCGAAGAGTGGATGAAAGAGAACGAATTGGCAATTGAAAAAGGTGTTCGTGCAGAAATCACTGAAAACTTCATTTATGGATTGAGAAATCTCTTTGCTGAAAACTACATTGACGTTCCAGAAGGCAAGGTAAA